CATCTGGCGCGTAGAAGCACTATTAAGTAGGAAGATCAACTTCGGTTGTTAACTGAGTTTACAGTGGATCCTCAGTTAAATTAACTAACCTTGTATAGACTAACATAACTGAGGATCCACTGTAAACTCAGTTAACAACCGAAGTTGATCTTCCTACTTAATAGTGCTTCTACGCGCCAGATGGTCTGTAGATCGTTACACTATCAAGCGTTAGATTAGTTAATAGAAGAATTAGACTTGTATCAATCTTGTGGCTAATTTATTAATAACAAATCTGATGATACCAGATGTAGTAGTTGCATCAACCATGCCAAAGTCTTGATACTTACTGGCGATGTTATAATAATCAGTATTAGTTTCAATAGGTATTGAAAGTGTTTGCTCGCCATTATTTAGATAAGTGTACCAATCATTAGGTGTATACGAAGATGCAAACAACACACCTTCATTAGGTGATAGTGTAATAGTAGGTGATGATCCAGAATTAGATTTGGCTGTATATTCAATAGTACTTCTTGTCACTTCCTTAACTCTCCCTGTTGTAACACCTATAGGTTGATTTTCTAGTATCCAAATAGTACGTAATAATGCTAAATCCACAAGTGTTCCGTTGTACAAGACATTATAACCAGGTGCAACAATATTGTTATTATACTCAATATCTAATCTTGTACCTACTGGTATGGTAACACCATTAGTTGTTAATATGTTTTCACATAAATAACAAACTGCATTCAATAAATAACTTGTTTTTCTGGAAGAATCAGTTAACTGACTATTTGAGAATTGAATGCCTGTACCAATTGGATTTTTGAATTGAAAAGCATATCTAACATAAAAATATCCAGGTACTATTCTTTCATTGTTGGTGTCAACCGTTGCAACCCCAAGAGCAATATATATAAAAGGATTTGATTCTTGATCTATTGCTCCAGCCATTCTAAACAAATTATATTGTAAATTATTGCCTAATTTAACAATAGCATTTTGCTTAGAATAACATTGTGTAAGCATACCACCATTTGATGTCTTAAGAGTTTGTTGTAAGTTCTCAGTTGATGGTGCTTGATTCCATAATGTACCACCTATAACATTACCTTGTTGAGTGACTGCGCATTGTGGTACATATATGACTTCAAAGTAGAGTGGTCTATAATTCTGATAACCACTAGCAACTGCTGCTACTCTAGTTCCACTCCAGTATGCTGGATTGCATGGTATTATTGATATAACTTGTGAATTTTGAAATTCAGTGCTTAAACTATCTGGAATTTGATACACTAAGTCACATCCGCGTACTATAGCACCAGTACCGGTTGTTTTAATAGTTTGAAATTGTTTAGGTGCACCAAATACTTGTGCTGCAGGCATAGTACGTTTCTTTTGTCTAGTTCTTCTAGGATTAGGCTTTGATTTCTTGGATAGCTTGGTACTCCTGTTGGAGCGTTTCATTATTCAGGCCTAACACAGACTTTAATTCTTCAACTGAAAATTCAGCATCTATTTGTTGATTAACAGTTTCAGCTTCCATTTTAGTCAATACATCAGTACGCACCCTGTACAGCTTTTGCATTGACTCCCAATAGGAACCTTGTATCTTATGAGATTCTTTACGCATTCCAATATTATAAACTATTTGCTCAATCTCATTTTCTTGTAATTCATAAGTACTTGTCTGCTGTTTTTCAAGCTTAATTAATCTTCTTTGAAACTTGTTGTACTTACGATCAAAGGTTTTCTTTTGACTATCAGTAGCATATTGTAAGAAGTATTTAGCTTTACAAAAATATGCCGCTGCCATTACTTCAAATATTTTAATACCTTTGTATGATACAAGTAGGGCCATACCTTGATCCTGCAAATACCTGGCTGCTTGATAATGATTCATAGTCTTGATTTTTCGACTGTATTTTGATAAATTATAAAATTTCTTAGGATCTCTAGTTAAGACTATTTCAGATTCATTTTTAAACCATGCTCTAAGAGAGCAGAATTTAAGTGAATCTAAGTCACCAAAATCTAACATCTTAAGAACTTGACCAAGTCCAAATACCCTGGTGTCAGGTTTAGTGACATCTTTAATTGCAGGCATAAAGTATTTATAATAAGCATTGTTGATAAATTCATTACTTACATATGGTTTATACATGACAGTAAAATCATCTCCTTTTGAAAAACAGATATAGTCCCTGCCAAAAACTAAACCTGCTCTATCATTGACATAACGATTGTATAATGCCATACGTAACGTATTGCATAATGTGGTGTCACAATCACCTGAAAATACTGAACCAAGTATACTATAGGTGAATAATAATTGTTTCTTTTTAGTATCAGCATTCATTGATGTGACATCCATAGTTTTGTAGAGTTGAGTAGCTGTATCATAGAATTTATCTTTGTCAACATGATAAATAGCATGTTTGACTCTACTATATAGATAATGATCTACTCTTTTTAAAGTGATGTCTTGTGTATTATCAAATGCTGATCCGTCTCCCTCAACCACCTTAGTAAATCCTAATGCAGCATAATGGTTCACTTTATTAGCCATCTGTGTGAGGTTGAGGCCACCACAATAACCATTGAATTTATCTTGAAAAATTTCTTCTAAGGCCCAACAAACTGGTCCCATTATGTATTTGGTTTGTAATGGTATGGAACATACCATTCTAGGTTTACCATCAATAGATTGAATTTCCACTTTACATATACCTTCATAATTAAGTCGTTCGACTTTTTGTATTTCCTGTCTAGTCAATGTAAAGTCATGTTGGTAATACCTTGAAACCAAATCCATATCCATTTGTTTATTCCTGTCTAAATGGTTGTACCACTGTTGATAAGAATAAGAAAAGTTGGTAAGCTCTTCTCCTACCTCATCATCAATTATTTTCTTTGAATATTCTAGGAAATCATCTGCAACAATAGGATCTGGTGTTGGTGCCATTTTCATTTGTCGTTTAGCTGCTGCGTATATAGTGTGCTTACAACTCTTATACGCCATTACTTCATGAGATTGGTCTGATATGTCACCAAAGATTTGTTCATATAAGATCTTATTGTCACAGTTACAATCAATATCACTAACCTTGATATTGTCAAATGGATTTATTTCGTATTGATGATCTTCAATAAGTATAGATTGGTTAGAATATTTCCTGCATAATTGTTTTAAATGAATGTCGCGTATATCATCAATACGTAATCTTTCATATTGGGAGAAGTTTGGATGAGGATGTGTTATTCCTATTGGATATAACATTGCACTAGCATGTTTTTCTATATTATCAGTTAAAGAAACACCCTGAAATTTGTGTCTAATGCAATGATCTATGTCTGTGTTAGGCTTTATTGAAAATTTGACAATTTAACGTCATTATTATCTAAATTAATGCCTAACCCTAAAGAGGTTTTAACTTTAAATTTAATGAAATCCCAGAGCTGTTCTTTAAAATAAGCATCAATGAATCCATCAGGTAAAAGTTTATACTCATCAGCTTTAAGAGAATTTAATTCAGTATTTAAGCCAATGTTTTTAAGAATCATTAATTTGGATTCTAAATTTAATGCTTGATTCATGCAATATACAAGAACAGCGTATATTTGATCAAGTGATAATTGATCGTTTTCTCTATTAATATAATTTATAAAAGTATTAATCGCATCACGATCAATTTTAGGTGCTATAGCAATCTTGACACATACCCTGTTTATGAGAGATTTTTCAATACTACATTGTACCAACTCATCTTTATTGATTGTAGTAGTTTTATATGTGTATGATCTGAAGAAACTATTATTGCTCTTATAGATGATATATTTATTAGCAACAGATGATTTAACAACCAGTCTTGGTGTCTTTATATCATCTTTTCTTTTGAATAATTTTTCCAGGAATTTTTCTTGATAATTAGGATTTGGTATCATAATTGGATGTTCTTCAATTTCATACATTAATCTGGAACAATCCCATTGATAATTTTCTGCTTTTTCTTTTAGCCTCATCTCTAAAAGAAAATATAAATTGGGATTTTCAAATACCTTTTCAGTGTAAAAATCAGCAAAATTAGGGTTTGATATTTTGTGTATTTGAAAACTAATATAATTAGTTGCTCCAGTGTCAACTTTGTTAGTGGTAATAACCTTCAATATGAAAGGGTAGTTCATATTGGCTGGCTGTCTTAATATTATAGCATCAGATTCATTTAATTCAAAGAATCTAATAGGTGATCTATAATAATGATTATTACCGTGAGTTTTCATAGTGAAAGTACCTTTAAGGAAGTCTATTGTTTTATTATCTATAGTACTTTCAGGAGGTTCTACTCTCATAAAACCTTCTACTAACTCACCATCACCAAATTGTATGTTGTGGATTTTAAAATCAGTATTTTTAGGGACATGTAATGAGCCAATTGCCACAACGCCATCTGATGATTGTTTAAAGGAATAATATAAATCAGAATCATTAATATAGTAAATAACATCTGTTAACATTACAAGAGCATCATTGGGCATTTCATTATCGGCATACTCTTGTAATGTTCTTTCAATTGATTCTGCATTTAATTGATTAGCTAACTTTTCATCATATTCGTTTCTTATGTTAATGTTTTCAAAGTTACAATTTGCATTATTATATGATGAAATATCAGCTTTAACTAATTCAACTCTTGTTCTATCAACACTATCACATTGAGGAGTCAAAATAGTTTTAACATATCCTTTAAACATTCCTCTGCTGCTATTAATGTCTACAACCTCCCTATATGGTTGTAAACATTTAATGTTTACATCTCCATACTTATAAATTTGTTCAATAAATCTAACATTTTCTTTTAAAGCAATTGATTCTTCAATATCCCTAATAATATGTAATGTAGGATGGAGATTAGTAGTTATTGGATACCTTTTGTATAAAATTTTATCAGATGGATCAAAAGGTTTCCAATCTACTACTTTAAGATTGGGATATATTTTCTTAATGATTGCAGCGACTTCCTTATTTTCAACCATGATTGGATGTTTTTCTGGCCTAGTATTAAATTCAATGGTTGAATTATTAGCAGCTAATTTGTCCAAAGCTGACTTAAACAGGATATTAGCTGGGATTTTAACCTCAGTATTTTTGCAAGTATTATTTTCTGTTTTCTTATTAACAGAAGATAATGTATAATTAGGTAACTTCA